TTAATTATGTGTGAACGACCGCGCGCGAGCTTCGTAGAACTGATCTAATGCTTCTTGTGTTAGGAACTCTTCTGGATTTAGTCCCCATGAATTGATGATTTCTATTAGGTCGATCATTTTGCTGGCTTTGGTTCTTGGTTGTATGCTAAGGCCTGATGCTAGATAGACTGCGCGCAGAAAATCGACTCCTTTCATTTTGACATCGTGGTATATGCTTAAGGTGTGGCCCATCATGTACTCAATGTAGTCGCGTTCTACGCCTAAGGAAACCATCTGAGTTAGGAAGAATTTGCGGAGGCTGTGTGCCCTCAGGTCATATCTCCTGATTCTAGGGTTCTTAGTTAATAGACCAGCCTTCACGTAGAGCGCGTTCACGATATCTCCAATGCGCGGCGGAGTTAACGGTCTAATCTGGCGATAGTAGCTGATCAGAGGCGATTCATCGTGAAGGCATTCTGGCTGTCTCCGTTTTGTCCCGTTTCTTCGAGCGTCTAAGTAGGCTTTGAGATAATCTGAAGCTTCCTTGTTCAGAAAGGTGTCGTAATCATGACGCTTTCCTTTTGTTATCGCGGCTTCTACATGAACATGAATGGAGGTTCTTCCCTTTTCCATGTCTTGCCTAACGTGGCGATATTTGAGCTGAACCAGGGTTCCGTTTCGAAAACCAGCGACCGCCATCAGGGCGACTATGACCTTGCCGCGGGCATCAGCTACGCTTATGATCTTTTGGAGTTCTTCCGGCGTTGGTGCGCGTTCTTCGTAAATGCCCCACCGCGATCTTCGGTAGGGCATTCTAAATTTGACACCGTTAAGCTGGAAGAAGAATTGGATGCACTTTACCATGCAGTACACCGTGGCTGGGGCCAAGCCATTTTCTTCTTGAAGATTATCGGCAAAGTCTGCAAGGAGGCGCCCCATTTGAATGACGGCCTTGGGTATCGGAACTTCATCCTTTCCTTTGCATCGATTCACAAGCTGGTCGGGCTCACTCTGCAGCCATGTGCAGAAACGATATACAGCGTAAACGTTATTGTAAAGCGTGCTTGTACTGCCTGTTCGGTGACGTAGCAGATGTTTCGTGAGCTCCATGGTGGTGGAGTTTTCGAAAGTGAATCGCGCCAACGAGGGCTGCCTTACGACGAACGTGTTTATGATGTATTGTTGCAGTTTTTCCTCGGCTACAGTTTCTGGCTCTGGAATATGAAGTGTCAAGGGTTGTTTCAGTGTGTAATTATTCGGGCTTCTTGTCACGGTCAGGGATTTCATTTGTGTGCACCACTTGATTCTGGGGAAAAGCCGTTCGATTGATGATTCTGCAAAGGCTTTAACCAGAAGAGCAGATCTCTGTCAGTGGCCGGCTTCTTTTCGGTAGTTGAAGTAAGCTGCGCCAATGCTTCATTGGTCAGGATTTTCTCAGGGTTCAGACCCCATGCTTGGACTATCTCTTTCAAAGCATCGATCTTGTTCATCTTGACTTTCGCTCGTATGCTTATTCTGGAATTCAAGTAGACGCCGCGCAGGTATTCGACGCCTTTCATTCCAATATCATGGTAGCGATCTTTCGCGCGGCGACCCATCATGTAATCGATGCAATCGCGATCAACGTCAAGTGAGGCCATTTGGGTCCGGAAAAACTTCCTAAAGCTGTGAGTTCTCAATTCATATCTTCTCCGCAAAGAGTTATTTTCCAATAAGCCAGCTTTGACATAGAGGTCGTGAATGACACTTTGGACGCTCCCAACAGTTACCGTCTTAACTTGTTTGCAAAGTTTGGCCCTGATCAAAGGTGATTCGTCGTGTAGTTCTTCTCGTGGGATCTTTTGTGTGCCTCTTATTCTAGCCTCAATATAAGACCTGAGACAATCTGATGCCTCATCATTCAGAAAAGTGTCATAACTACGACGTTTGTTCTTTGTTAGTTCCGCCTCGACATGCACATGAATTGGGACGATGTCTCGTTCGATGTCGTGTTTTACATGTTGATATTGCAGTTTCAGGAGTGTACCCACACGCAGACCGCTGACAGCGAGTATTGTGATTATGACTCTATCACGAAGGTCTGCTAAGTCTAGGATTTTTTGGATTTCTTCCCGCGAGGGAGCTCGACCTTCGTATACATTCCAAGTGCTCAGGCCGTAGGCCATTCTAAGTCCTACGCAATTGACATTAAACAGGGCTATCACGCCTTTCAGGTAGCTCCTTATAGAGTTAGGTGAAAAGTTGTTTGCTTGCAAGAAATCTACGTACTCATCAAGAGCACGCGTCATTCTGGCAATTCCCTTTGGGTTTGTATCTCCATTTCTTTTCTGGCATTTATTTAGAAGTTGATCAGGCTGGGCGCCAATCCATTTGCTGAAATGATAGACGCTTTCGGCGTATCCGTAAAGACTGTTCTGACTCCCAGTTCTGCTGAATAGTAGATATCTGGCAAGATTCCTTGTTGAGAAGTTTTCGAGAGTAAATGGTATTAGGCAGGATCTTTGGTTCAACGACTCTAAGACATAGTCTAGAAGTTTCTTTTCTGCCGCATTTTGTTGCTCCGGGACTTTTATCGTCAGCGGTTTCTTCAGTATCTTGCCTCGAATGCTCTTTTCTATGACTAGAGTTTTGTATTTCATCTTATCAAACCTCCTTTTCTCTAGGTTTTTGATCTTAAAACTTAAAAGGCAATCTTCTTTTGTCCAAATTCCCCCGTTCGTTTGAACGGTCGGTTGGCCTATGTGATCGTATAGGAGTAACATCACAGTCGAATCAAAGCAGCCACAGAACAGAGGAACCTAACTGAACTCGAGCCTTTCTCTTTGCCAGAAAAGATAGACCTTCGTCTGCATCAGAAAACCGCAGATCTTGATCAGGCTTGCAAGTTTCTGGAGGCTCGCGTTTGCTATTTCCTTCTGATAAGCATCCTTGGTGCCAAAGGGAAGATCATTCGAAAAACTTTTCAGAAAACGTGGATGCCTCTGCTTGGCCAAGGCTTCTCTTATTTTCACTATGCCTTCCTCATTGAGTGCTTGAAGCATTTTCGACACATAGTTTGTGCTGCCGAGCAGTTGACTGTTGAACCCGAGGCACTCGAGAAAATCCATGATCTTCTCAGCTTCTCTTGGCGGGTGCTGTTCCGCTATTCTCTTCATTCCAGTCTTTTCCGCAAACGGGTTGTACTTTGCCATGACAGCTGACATTTCAACGTAGTCTGTTCCAGCAAGGGCTAACGTCTCGCTTACAAGCTTAACGCCTAAGCCTACCGTTCTAAACTTGGGGTGAACAACGACCCTACTGATGACGCTGAGCTTCTCATTCAGCTCCCGCATGCTCATTCTCGGAAGTACAAGCCTTCGCCCAAAGCTTGCAGACGGCGGATAACAGTACACGATCACCCCGCAGAGCTCATCGCCACGCTTCAAGCAGAAAATCTTGCGCGGCGCGCTTATTCTGTGACTTCTGTAATGAAAACTTGCCAAGGCCCGCCAATCTTCAGTGGAACCCTCTTCAACACGCATCTCCTTGACTAAACTGCACTCTTTGGCAGGCTCATTCGGGAAATATTTTATGGTGATCTCTTTGCCAAACCTTTTGTGAACGTGAACGCTGGGATGCAAGTCTTCAAACAGGTCCATGTGTGTTGTCGCTGCTAAAACTGCTTTGCCCTGTTGGCGTGCAAGCTTCTGAAGGTTGAAAGCAACGATCTTTGCAGTGTCACGATCTAATGTAGCTGCAAACTCGTCGAGGATCCACCACTGCTTGTCGCTTTCAACAAGCTTGGCCAGACGATACCTGTACTTCTGCCCGTCGCTGAGCTGGTCGTAGGATCGAAGAAAAAGGAAAGCGTCGCCCAGGCCCACCTTAGCCAGCAGCTCCAGACCCTCTTCAACCGTCTTGCCAACTGTCTCGATCAGCGGTTTATCCAGAGGAACCTGGATATCTGCGACGTCGACTGCAATGTGTCCGAGGTCCTTCTTGATGGCGCGTAACAGGACGCTTTTTCCGCTGCCAGAGTCGCCGGTTATGTACACGATGTCTGCGGGGTTTATTTTCAACTCGGCATCCAAGACGGTGAACATGTGCTCCTCGTCAACGCCGAGTCCAAACGCCTCAGCGACAGCCGAGGTTCTAGGCGTCAAGGCTACCGCTGTGCTGTACGAAATGTTGAAGGAAAACATGTTCCGGGCCCGGTCGTAGGTCCTGCGGACCTTTCTGATGTGGAAGAACTCGTGTCTTCGCATGGTATTCACTAGCTCCAAAGTTAAATGTTGAAGGAGAGATTGGACGCTAAGCTCTTTGTCCGATTAGAACGCCTGTTACTGTACCGATTAGGCCGGTGATTGATGCGAAAACCTCACTGTTCCAGGTATGTAGAACAACGATTTGTGTAACCTCAACGCCTGACAAGAAGCCCGTCATGCCCAGCGCAAACTTGACAGTGTAAACAAGCTTCTCATTTGGCTCCTCGACAACGGCAAAATATCTGGGCCCCCTCTTACAACGCTTACGTGTGAGAGCCCTTTTCACCCAGTCAGGCATGATGATTCACCACCCTTTGCTGTTGCTTCTTCTGGCCTAGAGGTCCACGTCCACCCGTTAGGAAGCTGTTGAGCATCTCCTCCGCCTCTTTTAGCCGCACATGATTCTTCACGAGAACCGTTACGCGTTCACTCCACTGGAGCGGTATTGCCGTATAGTCGAGGTCGTACAATCCGTCTGCGTATCGATAATTGTTCTGGGCGAGAATGATGTGCTTCGCTTTTGCACCCAAGACAGCCAAGTATATGCCCCAGCTTTCGACGGGGACGTCAATGTTGCTGCCTGAACTGAGACTTTTGCCGGTGCTCGCGTCACACCATTCGACGAGGACCAAGTCGCCCAGGTTCAGCTGTTTGATTCCATCAACTATTCTCTTTTTCATAAAGCTAACACCATATTGTTTTCTGGATCTCTTGGAGAGAGATTTACAACGGGACCTCCAGAGTCTAGCAGTAGGGCTTGGGCCTTTGCGAGCTTGATCTCCCAGCTCGTCTTTGCTGAAAGCACGAAGGTTTTCGCGTACGTCTGGTATCCCGCCTTGATTATGGTCAGTGCATGCGGAGCGTAATCTGTAACAGTGCCCCCGTTGCTTCCGCCGTAGGTTGTACGAGTTATCGTTTGGGTGTCTATCGTTCCGTCTGCCTTGGTTGTGACCGAAAAGACTAGCGTTCCGTTCGTATCTTTGACTGTGACGGTTGCGCCTGGAATTGGATTGCCTGCCTTGTCGGCTACGAGCAGGTCGAAGGTGTACTGTCGATAAACAGTTCCGGTGGAATGGTCGCCTGCACAAGCATAACTATCGCTGTCCCAGTTTACTAAGTAAGCAGTTCCATTGAAATATGAAAGATATAGCGTGTTCGTACAGTACCTTGAGTAGATATTCGAGATCGTTCCCGTTGCGGCGTAAGGCCAAATTCCATAAGTGCAGCCGATCAGAAACACTCTATTAACCGTAATACCTGGCCACGTGCGGATTCCACGAAGAGCATTTGTCGCTACGAGTGTATCTATGTCTCCTCCGCTGTTTACTAGATTCAGGTCAGTGTTGCTGTCGAGAAGGCAGTTCCATATTCTCGTTGCACGTATGAATATTGTTCCTCCTGCTGACCAGAACTCGCAACTGTAATAGTATTGAAGGGCGCTACCTGGGTCACCGATGCCGAAGTATCCATAATGTGCCGCGTCTAATACTGCAAAGTTAATTCCATTATGTGTTGTCTTTTTGGCGACGTCAGCACACTGTCCAAAGGTGGTCGTAGCATTGTCCAATGTGACAAGCCAGCTCTGACCGTTTGCGCTTATAGCCGTCGCTGAGAAAGTTATCTGCTTACCGTAGTCAGTGAAGTATGTTGCTGTACTGTTATTACCGATCACGATTCCACAGTTAAACAAGAAGGAGTTTGTGCTTTGCTTCCAGATGATTCCCCATTGTGGCTGAGTCACGCTTATGCTGTATGTTCCTGTGCAATTGATTCCAGCAGCGTTGACTGAGGCATAATACAGCGTTGTCGCATAGCTGCCGTTCGCATTTACTGTGATGTTCTCAGTGTTTGCGTTTCCCCATGCGTCAAACCCGTTAATCGTGATAACCCCAGCAACAGAGAAGGCCGAAACGACAAAGGTTAGTTTCAATGCGAGTTTATCTGTGGGCTTTACTGGTGTTGTTAAAGACATTCCAGCGCTGCCCGGTGTTGTCGCTAGGAGCGTGCGTGTTCCAGCTTTGTCTGCGTTCCAGAAATCAATGAAGCCAACAGGAGAGCCAGAAGTGCCTCCAGTAACTGTTATGATGTTGTTTGTAGCATCATAAGTGAAAGTGCCAACCATGTTATCAGCTTCTCGTTATGCTGACTATGCTTCCGGCGCTGTAACCAAAGGTTAGCGTGAACAGAAGATTATTGTTCACGTCAGAAAATTGAATGGTATTAATGCTTCCGTCTGAGTTATAGCTGAACACGATCCTGTTCACTTTTGCCTGAGGCCAGCCCGGAGGAGAGCTGGTTATGGTGCTCAGAATCGCATTTTGTGTTGCTTCGCCACCCCATGTGCTCATCCTTCACACCTATATCGTTTCATGAACTCGGACCGAGAAATGTCTGATGTTCTGCGTGCCCAACGGGTCAAGGCATACGTCTATGCCGTCAATCTTCACTGTCGCAGAAACATAGTACAAGTTTCCGAGGTCGATAACGAGCGATAAAGCTGACCCCGCTGAAGCGCTATTCCGTAACGAGTCCTCAGGACACCCGGGATAATTTACGCCTTGCTCAAAACACTTGAGAACCCAGTTACGAACTAGGCCTGCGACGTACATTCTCAGTCCAGCAGTCCCAGCGCTCCAGCCCTGCCATTGCGTGCCTGGAATAAGCGAGAAGCCTTCAGTGATCTGGGTACAAGTGAGCGTCTTACCGCCGAGAGTTACGCCAGTCATGTTTCCAGCTCCGTGCCAATGTAAGGCGTGAAGTCAAAGTTCTGCGGAATTCCAGCCTGGTTCTTACGGACCTCATTGACTATCTCGACAAGAGCCTGCTGCGCATCTGTCAAAGTCACATTCCGTCCGAGAAGCGCCGAGACTTGAACAAGCCGCTCGACAAGGCTCTGGTAACTTGGCTGAAAAATGTAGAGCGTGCCACTGCCCTTCGGGTTGTCGTACGTGACAGTGAGCATAATCTGGCCGCTTGCTGTCGCGACCTGAGTGATTTTTATTGTCATCTCAGATCCACCGCTATTGCTTCTATGCAGCCGCCGAAGCCATTGACAAAGAGGTTGACTTGCGAAATGTCTGGCGTATCGATCATGTACGAGTAGTTTATGAGGCCAGTCGCGCTTGTGCTGTTGTAATAGTCTGCGGCTGTTCCGAATGAGATGCCTCTCTTCTGCCCGACACCGACAAACTTCGTCGGGTCATCAAAGAGCGGATTCAGAATGATGTCAACTGTGGAAAGCTGACTAAAGGTCAGATTTACTGGCGCATGATTCACTGGGCTAAGAATCCATGGACACGCGACAACGCTAACATGAACAACTGTGCTCCCGTTCCGCAAACCGAATGTGACTGTGTGACTTGAGCCGACAGAGTACGGCAAGAAGCATTTGCCGCTTACGCCGTCGCCGTTGCCAACGTCTGGAGAGTTTCTTTCTGCCCAATTGACCTGTGTACCGTCTATAGAGACGCTTACGCCGTTCGTTAAGTTGTCACCGACGTTTTCTAGATTCGTGTGCGCTCCAGACGTGACAGCATAGACCTGAACAGCGTAGACAGCTTGGTTCAACGGGCCTAATGGCGTGTTTCTATTCGCGACGGTCAGTGCGATTCCAGAACTGTATGCTGCCAAAGCGCTCCCTTGAGCGTCGTTGAATTGGACGTAACCGACGCTCATAGAACTCATATTTGCAGAGTTGCTGACATAATGACCTTCTACGAGAACATCGTAAGTTCCAGCAGGAAGCCAAGCGACTGCTTCATAAGGTGTACTACTAAAGCTTCCTGCAGTGCTTAGCGTCCACACGTAGTAACTGCCGACTTTAACCCTGCAGACAGCTCCTCCTGAGCCGTATGCAAGCGAGAATCGAAAGATCACTAAGCCTGCTTGAGGCAGCGTAATGTTGCCGTAGTCATGGATTGTTCCCATACCAGCTGGGAAGCTGTACTGTGTCGCGACGTTGATAAGCTGCAGTTCTTGCGCTATGAGCCGTTCCTGTTCGCTTATGGGCGCCATTAGTACGTCACGGCCCCTTGTCTGATTCTTTTCTGAGTTGTACTCGCGAAAGATGTTGTCGGCTCGACAACGATGCTCTTCAGCTTGTCTAGCACTTGTCTTGTCGCCAAGTCCACTGTTGCCTTATCAGCGCTCCCGTCAATATGCACAAGCTCGCCGATGTGAAAGATGTTGGGCGCATTTCCGCTAGGACCAGGCAAAGCTTCAGGAACACCGAACCCGCCTCCTCCGACAATGCCTTCAGCTTGAAGAGTCTTGAACTGTGCTTGTATCTTGGCGACAGATTTCGCAGTCGTATCCTCCATCTGCGTGAGCATGTCAGTCCAGATGCTTCCGCCAACGATGTTATGCTGGAGCATTCTCAAAGTAGTGGTTGCGTCATTGGCGATATCATGGAAAGAACCTGTGATCTGCGTCGTTGGTGCGTCTGTTTGAGCAGCAACTTGATCAGCAGTCTCGCCTGCAAGCTTGATAGCGTCAAGAATAGTTGCCCCGGATGTGTCAAATGTCGCTGCAAGCTTGAACTCTTCCAGCGATTTTATGTACGGCGCGACATCTGCAGCACCGGCCGCGTAGGCTGCCCGCAGCTTTGCTAAGTCAGACTCGATGTTCGAGACAAGCGTATCATGCTTGCTTGTCGCACAATTCACGAAAGTTTGAATACTGTCTTGAGCTTGGCCGACGAGTCCCCTGCTAATCAAGTCGTTCGTGTCACTGACTACTTGTTCCATGCTGGCGGACGTATCAGTTTCGAGATTTACGAACTTCCCGGTTGCACAGTTTTGGAAGGTCTGAAGGTCAGCTTGAGCTTTTCCGATAAGCTGCTCTTCAATCGTCTGCGGAACAGCAGCCTGGGCAGCCTTGAAGGCATCAATAGTTTTCTCAGCGTCAGATAAGCTTAGACCGTACTTGTTCGCGAAGTCTTGAACGATTCCAAGCGCCTTGTTAAAATCTCCAGCGTTGAAAGCATCGTCAAAAGCCGCTTTGACAGCGCCGAGATTCGTGTCAACAGCAGCCTTCATCTCGTCGTATTCTGTCGTCAAGTTCTCTATAAATGTCGCGTCGTCTTGCGCTGCTTTCTGTGCTGCTTCAACAGCAGCTTTCTGGCTTCCAAGAGATGTTGTAGTATCATCAAGTTGCTTCTTCATATCAGCTTCTTTCGCGTTGAGTTTCTCGATAGCACCTTGAACTTCTTTCGTGTTTCCTCCAACTGATTCAAGAATGATTTTCTGCGCTTCAAGTCCTGCTATATCTTTGTCAAGTTCGTCCTTGCTCTTCTTGTAAGAATCAGTCAGAGAAGCTATTTGATCGTCAAGAACTTTAACTTCATCACTAGCGTCTGCTGCTTTTGCCTGATACTCGCCTAATGTTGTCGTATTTCTCCATAAGACCTCATCAACACCCCACACTGATGCATTTGCCGCGTCTAGTTGAGTTTGAAAATCCTTGATGTTCTGCGATGCTGAAATGAGTTTGTCCCCTTCGTCTTGGACAGCAGCGGTTAATCCGTTAACTGAGTCTGTCGCTTGCTTGTTCCCTCCCGTGAAAAGGCCGACGAAGCCGTTCCAAGCATTACCTATGTCATTCGCAACCGTGATGATGAAGTTCCCAGCTGCACGAAACGCGTTGACCACCGCATCCCAAGCGCCAGGAATAAGAGCAAGAGCAGCGACGAGAGCGCCGATAGCAGTTATGACAAGAAAGATTGGGTTAACATCCATTACGGTATTCAGTGCTGCCTGTATACCTTCCCAAATCTCTGTCGATTTTGAAACAATCGTGATCATGGAGACGAGGCTGGGAATAACAGTCAGCGCAGCCATCGTCATGCTCATGCTGAGGTTTCTCTGAGACATATCTGCCCTTTCAACAGCGACGTTATATGCATCCTGGGCGATGCTGAGTTTGTCAGCAGCAGCTTGAGCTTGGGAGCTATCAGCACCGTACTTTTCAACAGCGACATTGTATGAGTCTTGAGCCTTCTGCAAGGTTGCTAAGCCACGCTCTACCATTAAGTTCGCGCGGTCCACTGCGACTTGGCGATTCTCAACATTCATGAAGCTCATAGCTAGGGCAGCGCCGCCGAGCGCCAAGTTGTTCATACTCATTACAGTGTCGCTTGTGCTCATCTGAAGGTCTGCTTGACTATTCTGAAGCTGCTGCCCAGCATCGCTGACCTGACTATAGTCATAGACGATCTGGTTAGTCGCGTTATCAGTAGTCGTTACAAGGCCTTGTGTGTTCCCTTCAACATCAGTAAAGGTCGTGGAAAGGTTAGAGCCAATGCTCTGAATAACGTCTGAAGCCTCATCGTAGGCTATCAGATGAATCTCAACATCTTCGCTGCTCATCTAGCTCTAACCTTTCTGCTGGTTATAGTACCACTTTGCCCATTCTTTCAAAAATTGGATTTGGAAAGGAGTCAGCTCGCCGATCATTTGAAGTGTGTAACCGTACTCATGCGCGATGAATCCGATGGTCTGCGCTCTTCCGTCGTTTGCGACCCATTCTGCGACGGCTTCTGAGGGCGCTGAAAAAAACTTCCCTCAGTCTGAAGCTTCATCAGTAGCCGCACAACAACTTCATACGGCATCTTGCGAATGTCCTCGACTTTCAAGCCTTCATTCGCCGGGCTAAGCTGCTTAAAGAGTAGTTGGATGCTTCTGTCTCTGTTGTCTTTATGCTTCTCGATTATCTCGTTAAGCTCATCGTAGCTCAGCAGCACATAGCGAATCGTTCCCAAGTCCTCATCAACGATTTCCCTGACTTCCTTAGCCTTCCGCACGATCTCTTTCGGGTCAAAGATTCTTACTCTTGCAAGCCTCTCAGCTTCTGAAGCATTAAGAGCTTCTTCCATCTCTGTGGCTTTTCCCCAGTCTATCTTCTCATTTTGACTCATGCTTATTTATACCTCCATTATTGAAACTCTGGCGCCAAATGCGCCGGGAAAAGAAAAAAGAAAAGGATGATTGCTTAGAAAGTGCTTACTATTCGGTCGTTTCCTTCGCCTGTTATCTTCTGGCCTACTATGCCTTTCTGGTCAACTTTGATGTTATGAGCTATCAAGACGACGTTCTTTATGGTTATCTTTGGCAAGCCGACGCTTGTACCTGCTGGACCAATGACGAAGTCCACAACTTGGTTTCCGTACATAACTTGGGCGAAGAAAGTGTCTATGTACATTCGGTCAACTGCGATTTTGAAGCTTTTGTTACCTGCTGCTAGAAGCGCTGGGTGGTCACTGTTAAGCTGGAACTCTTTTATGAGGTCTGCTGTAACGTCTTCTGTGACTCCTTGAGCGTAGCCGATGGTTGTCGCCGTACCGCCAGAAACATACTGGACAACGGCATTACGACCTATCAATGGAGTGCTCATGCTTTTTTCACCTCTGTTAAGTCTTTTTTTATGAGATTCATAAGGAAGTTCGCGAGAACCATGTTCAGGAAATCTTCCCTATGAGCGTTAAAGTACTCCTCCGAAACGGCACCTCTCAAATCAAAATGCCACTGGGAAAAGACAAGCCACCTACATTCTTCAAAGCTTAATGTTTCAAGTCGGTGACCAAGTTCTTTTCTGACAAGCAGCATAGCAAGGCCGAGCCACTGTCTGTAGTAGCGATCGTCTTCGCTGAAGTAGACAAGCAGTTTCCGAGAGAGTTGCAAGAGCCGTTGAAAGTTCCTATCTTTCAAGCCATCCAGAGTTTGATATGGCATATCATCGAAGCGCCCAGCACGGACTTCTGTCTCATAGGCCTCGTCAAGCTGGTCAAACACTTTTTGAACTATCACTGTCTGCGGATAAGTAGGCTTCATTTCTGGCATTAAGTAGTTGAGAACACGAACACTGAAGTTAACAAAGTTCTTTCTCCAATGCAGCTTCGCCCACTTATCCAAGTACTATGCCACTCTCCTGGGCTGATTGTATGACGGCGTTAGCCAGCTCCTGCGGCAGCTCACCTTGATGCTGCCCGATCGCACGGGTCATATATAGCCGCGCATGCATTCTGAACGTGCCCCACTCGACATATCCGGCGTAAGGAGCACGGGCATAAATCGTGAAAGCCCACCTTGCGAGGGCTTCAGCGCCGATTGTGCTGAGAAGAAAGCCAGTACGAACTGGGACCAGGATCCTAGCAGTGTCTAAGATTCTGTTCACGACAGCTTCAATGGCTGCCATAATGTTTCTATCAAGCGCCCCTGGGAAGGCTGACTGCAGAGCAGCTGAGAGCTGGTCAGCATAAGCAACTGTGCACTCTATACGTGCGCTCACAGAAGCCACCTTAACTTGAGACGTTAAAGCTCCTGCACTTGACTTGAATTGCGAGGCGAGCGAGGTCTGGACTTTCAGCTTTCGTATGCTCTCGCATCGGGTAAACATCAACACATCCTGAGAATGAAAACTCGTTAGCGTGGATGATTCTGTAAACCTCTTTCCGCATGTTTTCCCTGGCGTCTAGCGCCTGCTGAACAGTACCAGAGCCGACTTTTACGACTATGTCAATTACGACATCTTCAACCATCTGCCAGACTTCACGGGCCAATGCTTCGGACGCAACTGGGCCGCCAGGGTTATAGCAGGCTATAGCGTAAGAACTAGCCAGCTTCTGAAAGTCCATCGTCTGAAACCGCGTCGTTGCCCAATAAATCTGGCCAGAAGTCGGAGATGAGAGGCCCCACTTTGCCTGAAGCATCGTACTTACGATTTGAGCCGTGTCTGTCACGGTAAGTTCACGACCTCAACTGTATCGCCGTTGTCAATATGCTGCTGATACTGGGCTGAAGTTAGTAGCTGGCGATAGCCGTTAACTTTCGCAACGATATAGTTTCCCGTGTAAAGCGTCTGCCCAGAAGGCTGGGATGGAACGCTGTAATCAACAGCTGTTCCGGCGCTTGATGCAAGAGTCGGCCCCATATCGCTGCTCATGGACTTGCCAAGCCTCCGCGATAAGTCGGCACTTGGCTGCCCAGCGACGCATCACCCGTTTTCACAGGCGTGCTGATCTGTGTCATCATCTTCACAAGGTCTGCTTTGAGTTGGTCCATCGTCCGCAGAAGTGATGCTGCGTAAGGCATGTGCCTGATGACGCGCATGTCTCCAAGGAAATAGTCGAAAGCGCCGGTGAGCACACCGTTGCTTGAGACTACGAGAATGCGAAGGCAGGCGACGTTGAGCGCTGCGAGCTTTGCTGTTGGGTAAAGCGGGTCGCTAGTCGCCAAGTCTCTGCCTAAGATTCCGTTTATGTAACTGTTCGCATAGTCTGTGTGCGCCTGCATCGTTGCGTCTAAGATTGTGAGACCGTACACTGTGTAGGTGTGCACACCGTCAAACGTCGCGTTAAGCTGCGCCTGAACGTCGCTTATTTGAATATATGTTACTGTCATGTTTTCACCTTATCTACTCTGAAACGCAAATCAAAAAAGGGAAAGGCTTTTTTGCCTTACTCTCCTGCTTCGTTGGTCCTCGGTCTATTTTTGAGCTACTGCAAGGGCGTTATCAAGCCACTTCTCAGCATCAGTGACTGAAGCGAACCCCATTATCACGATTCCCTTTGTAATAGGGTTGAAGACAGTGTATCCATAAGAAGTGGTCTGGCTTGCGGCTGTTCCAATTTGATAGCCCTTATACGATTCTACTGACGTGAATACTGGCTGCGCCGACGATGAAGATGGCGTTGAGGTCGTTGTTGTCGTTGTTGTTGATGTGTTTGTGGAGCTTATCGCTGTTTTCAAGCCACGAATCCAGTCGAGAGCTATAGCTATGACTGCGGTTGTCTCGCTGTTGAGGTTTGCGCCACCTGCAAGAATGACGAAAACGGTTTCCCATAGGCCAAACGTCACAAGAAACTGGCTGCCTGAGTAGGGAAGAATTTTCTTAGCCTCAAAGCAGTTGTATATGTAGCCGCCCAAGTTTCGGATGACTGCGAGAATGGCCGCGACGAAAATGGGGTTTTGCAATATAGGTGAATTAAGTAGATTTTCAAACATTACTATTCACCTCCACTGAGGTTTATTTTGTTGCCACGCAATGTTCCGCCTATCCCGCTTGTGGACAGGCTTTAGAACAAAAATGGAAAGAAAAAGAGGGAAACTAGATTACTGAGTTTATATCGTTGCTAATCCAGTGAGCTGGGCGATGCATTCTCCGTTCAGCACGACAGGCGCGTATCTTGTGGTGAGTTCAACGTCAACGCTGTCAAACTCTTTCTTGGGGTCCAAGTCCGTCATCAGCGGTCTTTTGATCACGAAGAATCCGAGCGGCGCGTAGCTTGAACTCAAGTTCTGCCCTGTGCTTATGACGTAGGCTGTTCCTGCTGAGACGACGTTGCTGACGTACAGGTTTAGGCCGTAGACGGTGCCGATGGCTCCGGTTTGCACTACAGGTTCGCCGTACTGGCTGGCAAGCGTGAACTGGGGCAAGTACTTGAGATCGCGAGCCTGAATCGGGTTGCATAGAAGAGAGTCAGCGATGAAGTTCTTACTCGCTATTGCAGCCTCTGCCTTCAAGATGTCTTTGGTGCCTATTCCGCCTGTGATGGTGAACTCTGTGCCCGTGGCGCCCAAGCTTATCCCTGTTCCTGCTGAAGTCCATGCGGCGGCGGCAGCGATAGCATTCATGCAATCAAGGTCTATCTGGTAGGCGACACGTCTTGCCAGACGCCTCAGCTGCTGTTCAATCACTGGAATATACAAGTCTTCAATGTTCTCTCTGCTTATGCGCTCTCTCGCGCCTTTCTTGTACGGTGTAACTGTCACCGTGCTAAGCGGCGTGAAATCCATCATGATCTCGGAGCCCTCCGCGATCTCCGTAATGCCTATGCTTCTTGAACCGCTTTCTTTCACAAAGGTTGCTGTTCTCCCCACAACTATGGGAAACTCTGGCAAGAGCCTCTTGACGACAAGTGCAGGCATAGTCAATTCGATGATCTTCTTATGTAAAGTCGGATACTGGACGGCGCCAGTATCTATCCATGAAAGTGCGTCTCTTATGAAAGACATTCAAACCACCCTTTACCAGAGGTCGCAGATCGCTGTGCCAGCGCTGTTGCCGCCTTGAACACAGACGCCGAGGATCGTCGCGTTCTTGCTGCTGTTGTCCTGAATCGCTGTTCCGCCTGAAGCTGCTGAGCCGAACTGGTCGCCTGCGGATAGGCTCGAGTATGGGACTATTCTGCATCTTCCTCTTGCGACGATACTGATCTTTTGACCGTTGTACGCTTTGGTTAATGTTACGCCTGCGATCTTCGTGCTGTTCTGAGTTGTGCATTTCTTAACAGTGTTGTCTGCTGTGATCTCGACAAACACGCCAACCGCCAGGAGATCTTCGCCTGCGATGTACGTGTTGATGAAACGATCTGCTATCAGCGGTGTTGTTCCTTCTAATGGCCATGTTGACAAAATTGTTCACCTTTACTTCATTCCCTTGAGCTTTGAGTTAGCCTTCATGATATCCTTGAACCACTCGTAGCTTCCCAGAACATCCTTATTGGCCTCGTCAACTGCGACGATTCCGTGACCGCTTGCACGCTTCGCCTCAGGAGCAGTTTTCGTTCCAGCGTCCTCATCACCCTCTTCAGCCTCTTCTGCGCCTTCTTCAGCATTGATGCCTTCGTCATTGAGTTTCTTGCTGAGCTCGCTGATCTTCTTGCTGAGGCTTCTCTTTGTTGCTCGCTTTGAGAGTTCGCTTTCGAGTTCTGCGACTTTTTTGTTGAGGGCATCCACCTCGGCTTCTGATGCTGAAGGCGACTGTCTGATCTTGTTTTCTAGCTGAGTCAACTGATTCATAAGGTCTTCATATTCAACCTGCTTCGGTGCCGTTTCCCCTGGTGCTACGTTTACTACGCCTTGTGCTTGATGTGGAGAAGCCGCTTGCTGAGCATTCTCAGACAAGAGCTTCACCTCCTTCGTTTCATTCTGTTTGTTTTCAGGTTCTTGCAGCTCTCGCTTAGAACCCACATCTTCGTTACTTTTCAGTAACTGTGAACAATGAGCGCATGGAAACTCGATCTTCTGTGATTCATTCATCGCTGCTGCGAAGCCAACGGGCTTGAACTCGGTCTTCTGATAAGCTGGGCTCGCCACGATGCTAAGTTCTCTGACCTTCGGCTTGTGGACGATTTCCCAAGCGCCTGGGCAGAGGTGCACGAGCATCCCCTCCTTCCGTGTGGGCCGCTTACACTTGCTACATTCTACATCATCACTATCAACTTGAACGCTGACGTGTGTCAAGTAACCCCGAAGAACCTTCTCAATTATCGGTAGATCGCCGATCTCCGCTCTGAACCAAGCAGTATTCCCGATCCTCTTGCCTTCAGGAACTCTACCGATAACAGCCAAGGCACTTTCTGCATGATCAATTCGCAGCTGTGAGTTTATCAGTGTCGCTACGAAAAAATCAATGTCTTCTTCTGGTACCTGCCACTTATTTGAGTTGACGCTCGTGTCTATCGCTATGCCTTCAATGTTTACGAGCTTTTCTCGCAGCGCAAACTCGGCGCTTACGCCTTCTTGCGCCTTGAATGGAACGAAGTACTTTAGCTGCATCTATGGCACCACTACTAAAACGCCTGCTCTCCGACGTGCTTCTGCTTGAAACGCAAGAAAGCTGGCTGCATCTTCGAGGAAGCTCTTTTTCGCTGGACTGTAACCCTTGCAACCTGGGAAGCTGCATGGCTTGTGCTCTTTCCCAAGCTTCCTGCAAGCATTCACTAAGGTCTGGTGTATGTGTTTCTTCGCAACCGCTGGCAGCTTCGCTTTACTGAGATATGAAAACCCTGCGTTTATGTGCGCTTCATCAATCCTTCCGTTCTTGTCTTTGAATGGGAAATGCCTTAGGCTTCTCGGCGTCGTCTTACCTTCGCTATCCTTCTTGCCTCCAGGCTCGATATACGCGAAGGAGCAGTCTGGCAAATCGTTCTGCTCTTTTGTATTCCAAACTCTTCCTTGAAAACTCATTTTGTTTACACCTCAAAACTATCTGGACCCTAACCAGAGCCTGTTACGTCGATGTTGAAGCTGAAAGACGTGAACCCTGCCACAGAAGAGCTAACGGTCAAGGTCAGCGTGACTGGTAACGAAGCATTCGGCTGAATCACTGTTCCCGCTGCATAGCTCCAAGTAAGCGTTATGTAAGTTGCTGCGGCCGCTGGGTTCCATGAGTCTGTGCCTAAACTAAGGGTGATCGGCACGTTGCTTGTGCTCTTGATATACATCTGATAGTTCGCTAAGCTCCCTGGCGTCAAGACTCCCCAGTTTACGCTTGTTAAGTTCTGGGTGCAAGCAGCGTCGCTGAAGACGTTTACGCCAACTGCAGTGATTGTGCCAGTGCTCGGTATTTGCCGCGTGTAAGATTGCATGGAGAGAGCGACGACAAATGATGTCGCAAGGATAGCGAAGAATAGTCCTATTGCACGACTATAGTTCATATTTTCTGTCTCCAAAGTTTTTGATTTGTTACTGCTTGAAGTCGCACCAGAACCGCTATGGAGAAAGGAGAAGGCTTCGAGAACGGAAAAAGTGCGGCTTCAAGCAGTAACTAGGATGGCTGAAATTCAGCCTTCGACTTTGCTAATCTGCATGTAGGCGTTGACGAACCGCCGACGCCACTCATCCCATGCCTTATGGTCAAGGAGAGTCTGAATCTTCCCCTTCAAGTAAGAGTCAAGCCACACCATAACTTCTTGTGAAGACTTGAAATGAGCCTTGTCGAAAAGGTAACTCTGAATCTCCCAGCGCTCAGTGCCCCTAACTCGACCCGACGCTGTCTTCACGCCCTGCGCTATTGGGTCAACCCGCATTTTGTCAAACTTGTTCGGATCGTGGACCAGATAACGCCAGACTGTTTTGTCTTCTCCTAATCTGGGCATCTAGTTCGCCAGCCACTCAGCCAACTCAAGACAAGCCTTAAGCAGAATTGATTTGACTTTGGCGTTTCTGCGCCTATCATCGATGAAAAGAACATAAGTCGTCTGGTCAGCAGGCACTACTAGACGCATTAAACTGTTGTAATGGTATATCTTCGGGTCCATCTTTCCGTAAAAAAACCGCCGGACACGACAGTACATGCAGCTCCAATGGTAACGCTGAAGAGGATGCCCGCAGAGCGTACGACACGGCATCTTTGGCAATAGGTCACTCAACTTTCGCATTGAACGCGCCAACTTTTCAAATCATGTTCTAATGCAAATTTGCTATAACGAGAATGACGAATTCCTCCGCACCCAACATTACTTTAACTCCACTCTCTCCACTCTTCCAGAATGTCGCATCGACAAACGCCTTTTAACTCTGAAACTCCGAGCTTTCAACCGTGGCCGATCATGCCTTCACCAAGGCGAACCTAGTGTCTAATGATTGCTTGACCAAACCCTGCAGCGTGTGCGGCAACCGCATTCAAGGCGGCAACTACTACTGCCCAACGTGCAAGATCTGCATCTGCTTCGGCTGCGCGCTAAGAATGATCAGCAAAGACAACTATCCCCTAAGATGCCCAAGGTGCAGCACAAAACTCCAGTAAGCGCGCACGTATCTCATTTTTTCCGTTGATTTCACGCGCGCGCTAGTTTCAGAATCGACCTATGCCCATCGCAATTCTGGTATTTCTCGCATACAACTTCAAAGCCAAGCGCGCGCTAGTTTTAGCTCTGTCCATAGACCGAAAAGCCAGGGTTGACCTTGAGGATTGGTACGTAAAGTTCGACAACAGTTATTGCAAGCTTGCAAAGATATATATGCAAGTCCTACAAAACCACTAATTGAATCGCAGTGAAAATATTTAGGTTATTACCGTCGCTTCTTCTATTTTATTGTATGATTATTTTACCCTTTTCATTATGTGTTCACAGTGTTAATGCACAGAATAATAATATGGAGGTAACGATCAACGCCGACGGTAGCATAAGTCCGCCAGCAGCACCGATCTCCAGTCTTGATAACTTCACGTATAAACTGACTGGGAACATCACGGACGAGGGAGGAGAGTGGTCAGGCTCGAATGCGATCACAATCGATCGAAATAATATCATACTTGATGGGGCAGGGTTCGCGATTCAAGGTTATCCAACTGGACACTTAATGTATTCTTGCGGCATATATGCGGGCAAAATACAAAATGTGACTGTTAAGAACACGATAATTAGTAACTTTAATAGAGGCGTTGAAACCGATGACCCTCGCAACATCACAGTTATCGGGAATGCGATATCTGGCTGCGGCGACGGAGTACTTCTTTATGGCTATAATACATATTATGTATCGTCGAACAATACCATAACTCAAAACCATTTCATTGACAACGACGAAGCAGTACAGATTTATTCTGTTTCGTTGAATGCTATCACAGATAACAATATGTCCAACAATGAAATTGGAATTGAAATTAAGTCTTACATATATGGCAACAGCTACGGCAATATAGCTTCTGGAAATCGCATATTTGGTTACGAAGAAGTTTCTTCAAATGCGGTCGGCATCTCTCTCTCTAGCACCTTTAGTAACCTAATAAGCGACAATGATGTTGAAGATGGCGGTACAGGAATTCTGCTAAGCAGTTCAAACCTGAACAACATAACAGGGAATTTGATTTCAGGGAACGCGTGGCATGGGATAGTGTTGACTTCCTCAGTTAGCAATCTCTTATTTGATAATAGTATCACAGGCATTTCCTTGAGTGGTTCAAGCAGCAACTTCTTCTACCATAATGCTTTCGTGTCCCCATTCACTCTTGATAACAACTACAACACTTGGGACAACGGATATCCTTCAGGAGGAAACTACTGGAGCGACTATAATGGCACAGACTTATCTAGCGGGCCTTATCAGAATATTAGCGGCTCAGACGGAATTGGTGACACGCCCTATGTTTTGAACGTAAATAACACAGACCATTATCCCTTGATGGGCAGCTTTTCAAGTTTCACCCTGACTCCGAACGAATACGTCGAGACAATAAGCAACTCCACGATATCGGCTTTGACGTTCGACAATTCAACTATTCATTTAACCGTTCAGAGTCCATCAGGCAATGTTGGCTTCTGCAGGATATGTATCCCAACAGCTTTGATTAGTGCACCAATTAACGTGTATATTAACGGGTCGGAAACTGCGTACACGTTGCTGTCATGTTCCGACGTGAACTCAAGCTATCTCTATGTAAACTACGCGACAGTGGCGGAATTTCCATCGTTTGAGTTTCTGCCGCTGTGCATGGTTTCGGCTTTAGCTGTATTAGGGTTCTGCAAGAAGAAAAGAATACTACTACGCAAGTAGCCGCGCGCGAATCAAAGAAGTAACCGAATTTCGTCCTCAGGCAGATTCTTTCTGCTGAAGAGGCAACGAAATAGGCTTCGCTTGCTCAGGTTTCGTGGCAAGTGCTGTTCCGGCGCTTGTCTGCTCTTGTCCTTCTTCAGGTTCAGATGGTAGGCCTAGAGCTACTCTTGCTTCAGATATCGTTGCAATTCCGTTCTGCACCAGTGCGACATAGTAAGCAGCTTTCTCCTGAATCGTCGGCTCCCAGATCGGACGCCACTTAACATGCGGAATCTCGACGCCGTCGCCAAACTGGCTTTCGATCAGCTGTTTAAACAGGTCTGTTTCTAATGTGTCTCCCATGAGTTCCTGAATCATTCGTAGCCTGGTGATGTATTCCTGCATGACTATCTCTGCAGTCGCACGGTTTGTCCCTTCACTTTCCCCGAGAAAAATCTTCGGAACTCCCAAGACAGCTTCGCGCTGCCTGTGAAGATAATCAAGCCACCACTGAACGTTGATCTCCCTTGTCATGCTCTGAATAACCTTGACGTTGACGTCGCCTCGCACGAACACGTCCGTAGCAGGCTGACGGTCTTGAAAAGCCTGGACGAGACCGGCTAATTGCTGGTCGCCCCAAGGTATCTCCGGCGTTCCTGCTTGAACAACGAGCATCGGCTTAGTGTAGACCTTCATGATCGTTGCCATGTCCGTCTGGAAGTCATCTATCAACGCTTGAACCAACAAGAGGGGCCTTAACTGGCTCGTGCCATAGCTGTACTCGTACCACCAGCTCTTTGCACCCCAGCGGAAGTGCACAATCTCCTGCGCCGTGAAGGCGACCGGTGGAAAAGTGAGCAGTTGAACGTAGCCGAAGACGTTGCCGTAAGCATCGCGACGGACACGCATGTGCACCGGGTCTAGCGGCTTGAGCCACTCTATTGTACCATCTTCGTGACGGCAAAGTTCCAAGTAAGCGTTCCCTGAAATCAGCATGTCTGTTGCGATAATCCTCAGCGTTTGAAGGATGTTCTGCTCGTCAAGCCAGTTCGTGAGCCATTCTCGAACAGCGTCATCCCCGCCTTCGAGTTCAAATCCGTTGCTCAAAGCCAAGTTAATAGTCACGTCGATTGAAGCCTTGATGTACGGCGTGAACGTGTACATGTCCTTATATTTTGGTAAATCTTCAACCGGAGTTGCTCCCCAGATGCGCTCCCAGTAGGCCATGTAGGGCGGAGTGACGAAGCCGACGCCTGAGGCTTTCAGCATGTACTTTGTAACGTAACCCCATAGAGCCTGATCCTGCTTCCAAGTGACCGGGATCTCCTCTTCGATCTGTTTCCTGCTAATGTCTTGGGGAACCTGTCGTTGAGCCTGAAACCTGCTCGTGAACTCGCGAATCGCTTTAAGGCCCTTTTTGACTGTTTTCGCCACGAAACTCACGTTGAACACCTATCTGTGCGGAAGCATGAACGCGCCTCTTCCTGGCAGCGGCGCTTTGACAGAAGCGTAAATAGCCAAGGCTGCGGACCAGAAGACATCATCGTGACCGCCCTCCGGATGGCTAAACCTGAGGTGCCCAGTCTTCATCAGCTCGTATTTCTCAATGTTTAATTCGGCTGTCAGGTCGATATCTTCAAGCCTTCGCGAAGGAACGTAAGGAATCTTGACCTCAGCGGTCCGCATCTTTTCCCGCATAATCGTGGCCATTTCTTCCTTCGACTGAACAGTGAAGGTAACGCCGGTCACGCCTTGGATCCCACTGCGAACCATGTCCTCGACGATGTAGCCTCCAACGCCAGTAACATCAGCATACACTGCCCGGACAGATCGCCACCGGTCTTGGAGACTTTTCACGTAGCCGATCACGCTTGCGTATTCCGTCCTCAGCGGGAACCTGTGCACATGAATTATTCGCATTGTACGTCCAGGCTTTTCAGCTACCAGGACTACGCTGAAGTCCTGTTCTTTCCCGAAGTCGATGCCAACGTAAAACTCGCCCTTCGGCTGGTCCTGAAAATCGTAAGGCTGCAATTGACTGTCAATGCAGCTTACGATCAAGCTCTGGGTAAGCCAAGTGTCGATATCTTCAATGAATTCTGCCTTGAATTCTCTTTGGAAACGTTCGTACGGAAGCTCATCACGCATCTGGTCGATGAATTCTTGTTTGATTGTGCCGGCCTTTACGACGTCGTCGCACGTTGCAACATGCTTGCTGAACTCGTTGCTTTGGCACATGCGGTAGAAGATGCTGTCTTTATTCCAAGGAGTACTCGCAGCGATGAGCGCACCGTCAGTCGTGGCAAGCATTGGGTAGATGACACTCTGGACTAGCAGTTCGTCTGCGGGGAAAAAGTTGCACTCTTCCAGAACGACTTTATGAGCTGTGTAACCTCGCAGAAGCTGAGGTGAATTTGGCAGGATCACGATCCTGCTGCCGTTCTTGAACCGCGTGACAGTTCGCTGCTGCCTGTCTATGAGCGCCTCCTGAAGGTTTTTGGGCAGACTGCTAAGGAAGTCCTGAACACGGTCGCCCATTATCATGCTTTGCCTCAAGCTTGGCGCCACGATGAGCGTCAAGGTTTTCGGACAGGTCAAGCCGAACCAGATTGCTCCAAGCGCTATAGTCGTTGTTTTTCCGGCTTGACGGCACCATCGCACGACTATTCGCTTGCTCTCGTCTCTGAGAAGACGCTCCTGATAGTCCGTAGGGTTAAAATTGAAAACGGCCTTCACAAATTCAACAGGGTCTCTTGGAAGAGCGACATCCTCAGGCCTGAACAACTCGCGCTTAAGCCTTTCAAACCTTCGCTTTTGCTCTGGCTTCACTGACAAGGTGCTCTAACTCGTCAAGGTCACGATTGACTTTCTGTTCGTCGAATCCTGCTGAAACGCTGTTAATCGTTTGAGCGATGCTGGCCGCGACTCTTGCCCACTTCTCCCGTTCGCGAAGACGCAGGCCAGTGTTCTGACTTAATGCATGAGCGCAGTCAAACATTTCCTCAAGCTTTGTGATCACCTTGAAGCGAATCTGTTGAGTGTCAATCTGAAGAATTCGCCTGCACTTTTGTAGGCGGTCACAAACCATTCTTTTCATGCGTACAGGGGTCAA